ACGCAATGAACGAAACGAAGCCCGGCTACAAGACCACCGAGTTCTGGATGGCGTTCGTCGCCATGCTCATCGGTGCTGCGTTCGCCAGCGGCGTGTTCCCCGCGGAGTCCACGGGCGACAAGCTCCTGGGCCTGGGCGCCACGGTGCTGTCGGCACTTGGATACACCGTCTCCCGGACGATGGTGAAGGCGAAATGATCCAATGCTCGACCGCATCATCGCCCAGGTGGCGCTTGCGTTGTTCGCGTGGGTGGATCAGCGGATCGCCAAAGGAAAGACGGCTATTGACGCTCCGGCGGATGTCGAGCGTCTGCGCCGCGCTGGCCGTCGCATTGACGAGTGGCTGCGGCGGGAACAGGACCGTGTTCGTTCCCGAGAGCAGCCCGATGCGGACGGGACCGGGGTTCAAGGGCCGGATCTACACGATCAAGCCCGGGACAAGCCCTGAGGAATGGGAGCTGTCGGGCAACGCCGTCAGCATCCCCGAGGGCTACTACCTGGTGCCCCCGAGCTACGTTCGTCCGGAAGACAAGTAACACCCGACAGGACGGCGGAAACGCCGTCTTGTCGTTTCAGGCGCAGGCATGAGCTATGAGCCCGCTGAGGCGGACAACTCGAAGCGTGGGCCGAGGCCGCATCGTTTCAGTTTCTCGTTTCACACTTTCACAAAGGGCAATCACCAATGCCAATGCTTCTCTCAGCACTCGGCCAGACCAACGGCACGACCGGATGGTCCGGAACCTACGCGACCGACACCGCACTCTTCCTCAAGCTGTTCGCTGGCGAAGTCCTCTCGACCTTCGAGACGACCTCCGTCATGCTTCCGCTCCACACCGTCCGCACCATCAGCGAGGGCAAGTCCGCCCAGTTCCCGGTCACGGGCATCGCCACCGCGGGCTACCACGTCCCCGGCACTTCGATCATCGACGGCGCGATGAGCACCGTGTTCGCAGCGCCGACCTCCGCTGGCTCACCGACCACCTCCATCACGGTCCCGACGGGCACCTACCTGAACCAGATCAAGCACGCTGAGCGCGTCATCAACGTCGATGACCAGCTCATCTCCAGCGCGTTCATCGCCAAGCTGGACGAGGCGCGCAACCACTACGATGTCCGTTCGATCTACTCGACGGAGATCGGCCGCGCGCTTGCCAAGCAGATGGACCGCAACCTGATCGCCCTGGGCATTCTGGCTGCGCGCACCACCACTCCGACCATCACCGGCGGAAAGGCGGGAACCACCATCGACATCTCCGCTGGCTCGACCCGTGCGGCCGTCACGGGCGCCGAGCTCGTCGCGGGCATCTACGACGCGGCAAAGACCCTCGATGAGAACGACGTTCCCGCCGAGGATCGCGTCTGCATCCTGGAGCCTGCCTCGTACTACAAGGTGATCCAGAGCAAGGACATCATCAGCCGCGACTTCTCCGAGAACAACGGCAGCCTGGCGATGGGCAAGGTCTACGAGGTGGCTGGTGTCCGGATCGTCAAGAGCAACAACGCGACGGCCGTGTTCGGCCAGACCGTTGCCGCGGCGACCGGAGCGCAGAACACCTACAACGGCACGTTCACCGCGACCATCGGCCTCGTCATGCACAAGGCCGCCATCGGCACCGTCAAGCTGATGGATCTCAAGCTCGAAACCGACTACCAGGTCGAGCGTCAGGGCACCCTGATGGTCGCTGGCTACGCGGTCGGCCACGGCATCCTCCGTCCGGAGTGCGCCGTCGAGCTCGATGTCGCGTGATCGTGACGGATGAGTGACAACCGGGGGCTCCCTGGGAAACCAGGGGGCCCCTATTCAATGGAGAACCCATGCCGAGCAAGACAACCAAGCTGGAGGCCGTGAACACGGTCCTATCGACCGTGGGCAGTTCCCCGGTGAACGCCCTGACGGGGGCCCAGTCGGCCGACACCCGCATGGCCATCTCCACCGTCGATGAAGTCTCGCGCGAAATCCAGAGCGTCGGGTGGCACTTCAACACCGAGGACGACATGGTTCTGGCGCCCGACGCGACGACAAGCGAGATCGTCCTGGGCGACAATGTGGTCCGGTGCGACCTGAGCGAGTACAACACGGGCAACATGGACATCGTGCAGCGCGGCAACCGCCTGTACGACCGTGTGGGCCACACCTACGCGTTCGTCAACTCGATCAAGGCAACGCTGGTCATGCTGATGGACTGGGAAGAGCTTCCCGAGCCCGCCCGTAGGTACATCACCATCAGGGCCTCGCGCATCTTCCAGGACCGCATGGTCGGAAGCCAGGTCCACCACCAGTACACGGCCCTGGACGAGTTCCAGGCCAGGGCCGCGCTGATCGAGTTCGAGGGCGACACCGCCGACCACTCGATCTTCGACAACTGGAGCGTCGGCCGCATCCTGTACCGGAGGTTCTGAATGCTGATCTCGACAGCCATACCCAGTCTGTTGAACGGAGTCAGCCAGCAGCCGGACTCGCAGCGGTTCCCGTCGCAGGCGGAGGAACAGGTTAACGCCTATTCGTCCGTCGTTGACGGGCTCAGCAAGCGCCCCGGCTCCAGGTTCATCAAGGACCTGGGGAACACGCTCATCACCACGCAGACCGAGCATATCCACGCGATCAAGCGCGATGCCTCCGAACGGTACATGGTCGTCATCAGCTCTGGCGCCCTGAAGGTCTACGACCTGGCGGGCAACGCCAAGGTCGTGAATGCCCCGGATGGATACGGATACCTGTCCCCGGCGGCGGGGTCCGTGTTCCTCAACTCGATCAAGTGCGTCACCATCGGGGACTACACGTTCATCCTGAACAAGACGAAGACGGTGGCGATGGACGTGGCGACCGTGGCGGGACGGAACGTCGAGGCGCTGGTGGCGATCATCAACGGCGCCTACCACACCAACTACCAAATCACCATCGACGGAACCGCGTATTCGGTCCTGACGGGCGGCAGTTCCGCGGACGGGGATTGCGTCGAGATCGCCAAGCGACTGGTGACGGCGTACAACGCCGCGCCGAAGACCAACATCACGGTCACGCGAACGGGCCATGTGCTGCACTTCTACAGCTCACCGACGACTCCGTTCACCATCTCCGTTGACGATGGACTCGGAGGGGCTGGAACCGTTCTGGTGAAGGACTCGGTGCAGTCGTTCGCGGATCTTCCGACAATCGCTCCCACGGGTATGCGCGTGAAGATCGAAGGTGTTCCTGGAGAACGCGCCGACGACTACTACGTCAAGTTCACGGCCAATGCTGGATCGGGAACGGGAGAGGGAACATGGCGCGAGGACATGGCTTCGGGCCTGACCTACAAGTACGACTACACGACGATGCCCCACGCCCTGATCCGCCTGTCGAACGGCGAGTTCGTGTTCAAGCGGGTCAACGGCGTCATCTACAGCGCATTCGTCGGCACGGACGCATCGTGGGCGGAACGGTACGTCGGTGACAACGTGACCAATCCGCTGCCATCGTTCGTGAACCAGAAGATCAACGACATCTTTCTGTTCAAGGACCGCCTGGGCTTCCTGGCCAACGAGTCGGTCATCATGTCGGAGGTCGCGGAATACTTCAACTTCTGGAGGACCACGGTCACGCAGATCGTGGATTCCGACCCCATAGACGTTCAGTCCGCGTTCCCCCAGGTTTCGATCCTGCGGGCCGCGGTACCGATCAACGACCGCCTGGTCGTGTTCAGCGACAAGGCCCAGTTCATCATGCAGGGCACCCAGATCCTGAGCCCGACCAGCGTGTCCCTCACGGCGGCCACGCAGTACGAGATGGACCCGAGCGTGACCCCGATTGCCGCGGGCAACTCGGTGTTCTTCGTCATCAACCGCAGCGGCAACCGCGGCATCCGCGAGTTCGCCCAGAGCGAGACGGACGCCAACCTGTTCGATGCCCAGGAGATCACGGCTTCGGTTCCCCAGTACCTACCCGTGGCGATCCGAGCCCTGGCGTTCAACTCGATGGAGAACACGCTGGTCGTCATCCCCGAGTACGCGTACTCGAAGGACCTGTTCATCTACAAGTTCTTCGGAGCTGGTTCGCAGCGCCTGCAATCGAGCTGGTCCAAGTTCACCCTATCGACCTACAGCGTCGGAGCCGCGTTCTTCGACAACAGCCTGTATCTCATCAGCTACACGGCCGACGGCTACGCGAACATGGAGGAGATGGACTTCAGCCCGAACCAGCGCGATCTGGCCAAGTCGAGCTCGACGGTGTACGCCGCGTACAAGACCTTGCTCGACTGCCGGACCGACGAGACGGCCTGCACGGTCAGCTACGACGCGGGCACGGACCTGACCACCGTGACCATACCCTTCTCGGTGCGCGCGGACAGGGACCTGTGCATCGTCAGTCGCCCCGCCGTGGTGGGCGGATCGACCACGGTGTACGGAGAAGTGCTGTACAGGGGCAAGCCCGTGTCCCGCACGTTCACCGTATCCGGGAAGCTTGAGAGCACACCGGGGACCGTGGCGTTCTACGTCGGGTTCGACTACGAGATGCTGTACGAGTTCAGCACGGTCGTCCTGCGCGTGTCCAACAGGACGCGTGGAACGTCGGATGCGATCACGTCGGGACGCCTACAGGTGCGCTACTGCTCGGTCGCGTACGCGAACAGCGGATACTTCAAGGCCAAGGTCATCCCCGACTACGGCGACCAGTCGATCTCGGAGTGGACGGGAAACGACACGGGAACGGGAAATGCGATCATCGGTCAGATCAACATTTCCGAGGGAACCTACAAGTTCCCCGTCTACGGACTGAACCGGGAGGTACGCGTCCAGCTCCTGAACGATACCTTCCTGCCATGCTCATTCCTGAATGCGGAGTTCGAGTGCCTGTACCAGACGAGAAGCCAGCGGGCCTGATCCGCGGCCATGTCCGCCCCGCCGCCCCCGCGGACTGCGGCTACATCGCCGCGAACATGAGGGAAGAGGACATCTCCGAGCTGAAGGCCGCGGGTCAGGATGATCCGATGGCCAGCATGATCGAATGCTTCGAGAGAAGCGAAAGGCCGCTGACGGGCGTTTGGGACGGCAAGCCCTGCGCCATGTTCGGCATCGTCAGGACACGGCATCGAGCGTATGTGGACGGGTTCTTCCTGCCCCGGGGGATCGGCGCTCCCTGGCTGCTCGGGACCCAAGGCATCATCGACGCCAGGTGGCAGTTCCTCAGGGAGAGCCGAAAGTGGCTCGATGCCGTGTCCGACGGCTACGACCTGTTGGAGAACCACGTCCATTCGCGCAACACCATCCATGTCCGGTGGCTCAAGTGGCTTGGCTTCGAGTTCGGAGACGACTGCGTGTACCCATCCGGTGAGACATTCCACAAGTTCTACAAGGTGAACAAACCATGTGCTTCGTAGCCATTCCAGCAGCCGCGGCGGCAGGCGCTTCGGCAT